GTAATGTGTGGTTCTAAAGTAGTAACAGAAGAACAAGTGACAAATCATCAGCAAGCTATATTAAAGCTGATCAACGAATTAAAGCGGGATTTGAATATGACAAATGGAGATTTTATAATCTGTGCTGAACATACTGGACAATATACTTATCCTTTGATTTGCGTGTGTAAATCAATAGATTGTAAGTTATGGCTGGAAAATCCAGCCCAGATAAAGTATTGTTCAGGTCTGACTCGTGGTAAAAACGATAAAGTGGATGCAAAACGTATCGCCATGTATGCTTCCCGATTTTGTGATCAGGCAGTTTGTTATAAACGTCCTTCTGAAGAATTGACTCGTTTAAATCAATTAGAGGCAGAACGGACTCTCTATCTGGTCGACTTATCAAAATATAAAGCTCAGTTAACAGATCAGAAAGACTTTATGCCTAAAGCATTATATAAAGATAAATCCGGTAGATTGAAAATGTTAATCAAATCCCTGGAACAGGTACTAAAAGCAATCGAAGATGAAATGAACAGAATTATAGAATCAACTAAGATACTAAGCCGACAGATGGATCTTTTGACATCCATTGATGGGATCGGTCGTGTAGTTGCCATGAATATGATAATTGTAACAGAAGCCTTTACGCGCTTCGATAATCCCCGGCAATTTTGCTGTTATGCAGGTGTAGCACCGTTTGCTTATACTTCTGGAAGTAGCCAACACTCCAAAAACAGAGTCTCGCAGAGAGCCTGTAAGTATATTAAAACATTGCTACACATGTCCGCTGTGGCTATAACACATAGGAAAAGTGGTGAACTTAAAGCGTATTATGAACGTAAAGTTGATGAAGGAAAGAATAAAATGACCATTATCAATGCTTTACGGGCAAAACTTGTGGCGAGAATGTTCGCCGTTATCAAAAGGGATGAATTTTATTCTCCTATTTTATCGGAAAATATTTGCTAAAAACATAAGAATATGAATACTGATTACGCATACTGCAATAACTCATCTTGTAAGATAAAAGATCATTGCGAGAGGTACAACTATCCATTCCATTTGTCCGATAATACTCAGGTATGGTGGACAAATGGAAAGTATGAAAAGGAAACTAATAGTTGTGAGTTATTTGATAAAAGGGATAATAATTCATAGCAGGCACATCAGCTTCCTTAGCCGACACACCTTCTCGTTGAAGTTGACTGGCTCAAAGTCAAGGGAGTCAACCAGGCGGTCAATCTCGCGTCTGGCTGACTCCCTTTTTAATTTTCTTATTTCTTTTTTATTCGCTTTACGCATAGCTTTTCTCTTTTATGTTTGCGGCATTCGCAAATAAACAACTGCATATCCCTGTACAGCATCTTGCCTAAATATCCAGCTAAATAAGCCACTTCTTCGCCGCCTACAGGCATTTTAAAAGCCGTAGCTATATGATCCTCTAAATGGCGGCATTCATGCTTTAAAGAGTTCGAAAACTCTTTAGGTGAAGAAGTATTGCTTATGACCATAAGCGATTTTCGAAGTCTGTAATTGGAATAGGTAATACCTGTATCAAGTTTGCATGACATCAAATTATCGTAAGCCTCCCTCGCCTTATCTTCCGGGCAATCTATAGATTTCAACAGACTTATAATTTCATCCGTATAATAGCAGGTGACACGATAAAATATGTGTACCTGCCAATCATACTTTTTTATATACAAGTCTCTTTTTATCATCTTTTTATAGCCTTAAATCTACGTTCTATAATCCGGCGTTGCTGTCGGGGAATATTCGTATTTTTCAGATTGTCAATGGCGGAAGATACTTTTTCGAAGTCTTTTTCCGGCATACTTGCTAAAACCTCCTTTGGGGATTCTCCCTTTAGAATCCGAAATAGATAGCTCCATCCTCCCATTACATCATTTCCTCCCAAATAATCGGCGTTCCCGAACCGATACAATCAGCATAGAAACGGGTAAATACAATACCATCGTAAGCGTCCGGATCGTCGCAAACGTTCTTCACGTATAAAGCAGCATATTGATCGTTAGGAACAGATGAACCAAGAAGATCAGCCTTACACATATTGGCAGCATACACATAGTCATAACCGCCCTTCTTCTTTACATCGACATTATATTTTTTAAGCATTTCGTCGATCTGTTCTTTTGTCCAGGGCTGTACCTTTATTTTCTTGCCAGTTCCATCTTCTTTTTCCATCATGGAAATAGCCCAATCACACATAGCCTTAGAAAAATGCCAGCCATATGCGCTTAAATAAGCTTTCATCCCCGAAGGAAAATCATCGTACATGTCTAATCTCATATCTTTACTTTTTAAGAAGGGGCACAATGTCCCCTTCTGATTTAACGTCTGCGTCTGCGGTATTCCCCGGCATACCGTCCGGTTCCTCTCACACCGCGCCTTTCGCCGAAACCTTCTCCGCCGCGTCTCCACATGTCGCGGAACTCATCGTCATTGTCATCGTCGTCGTCGCGGAAGCCAATACCGCCTTCCATTGCTTTTCTCTTGCCTTCCTTGCAACCAAGCTTGTAGGCTTCTTCCATTGCCTCCATTAGATCTTCATCTTCGTAGGCATCGAACTCTCTGAAAAGCTCTTCAAGTTTTCTATATGATCCCATATTACGTTGTTTTTGATTTATTATTACTCTGTTTATCAAGAAGCTCTTTCATCATAGACATAAGTTTTTCATTCGTATCCTTCAACTCAGACATTTCATTCCTCATGTTAACCATTTCATTCTCCCTGTCCTTTTCACGAGCAAACTCAGGATTTAAAACGACCAGCATTTTTTCACATTCCTCTATTACAGAATTATTGTAGTCCGTACGAGCAATTTCCTGTTTGCTTTGCAGCATGATAGAATTTATTTCAGAATTAAATGTAGCCAAATCACAAGATAAAACCAGTTTCTCCCCGTTATTAGGCTTGTAATCAGTGATTATCAAATCTGCTGGTACTGCCGGCAAAGTAAGATTATCCCCTCCGACTTTTGCTTTGATATCAACCAACATTTCTTGTTGTACATAGGGAATCATTCCTGGCATTGGTGATTTTGCGCGAAGATTATCCACGCTAATAATAGTCGCTACTTCATGATGAAGTTTTCCCTCTTTATGAAGAATATACAACAATTGTCCTTGTCTAAGATTCTTGAACATAATTTCTTGATTTTATGAAGTCCGGGGTTATCCCCGGACTTTCGTTATTTACTTTTAGCTGCTGATTCAGCAGGAGTATTGCTACCCACTGTTGTACGAGCCGGACTATTCTGAGCTGTCACACCCAGCAGCCGGAAGATCCCCGCGCACTTATCGATATAAACGATATGCTCGGTAGTATATCCTTGTTGTTCTTCTGCGCCTGATCCAGTCGGGACGGTCACATCCCTTCCCGCTACCTGCGTACTCTTATTATCCACCACCTTCACTTTTGTAGTGCCGGCAGCTGAATTGGGAGACGTTACGGTAGAAGAACTGTTGCCGGTCGGAATCACCACAGTGACCGGAGAAGAAGCCCCGTTCTGAGACACCGGATGGCGGACTTTCCATAAAACCAGGGTTTGATTCGGCAGTGCTTTCCAGATACATGGGTTGATACCGTAGTCCACGGTATTCTCTTCACTCTCTGTATTTTCTACCAACCCTGTTGTATAAAGTTCCGGAATCCCCCTTGTGTCCAGACGCGGAACGATTGTCCGTCTTGCTGTCCGAGGAAAGGGTCCGAAGGGACCGAACGGGACAAATGGGTTATTATTGAAAGGATACATCATTACCTCCTTTCTTTA